GAGGCGGTGCCGACGAGCGCGGTGCCCTGAGCGGCGCCGGCGCGCTGGCTGATCGCCGTGGTGCCGTAAAAGCCGATCAGGTGAGAGGTGGCTTGACCCACCCGGAGGCCGTCCGCAGGGGCGCGGCCAATAACTTCAGCGGTCATGTCTGACCCTTTCTATGAAAAGAGAGAGGCGGAGCCGAAGCCCCGCCTCAGTTCCAGGGAGGAGACCGATTAGGCCGTGCCGGAGAGGCGGACGCCTCGGCGGCGATCCACGTTCTTCACGCCGTAGACCACGTCGAAGCGGTGCAGGTGCGTGTCGTTGGTGGAGTCAGACGAACGCCAGTAGCGAACCGTCAGGCCGGTGTCGGGGTCGGTGGCGTAATCCGCCTCGCCCGAGTAAGGCATGATCAGCTTCGCGGAGACCAGCGCGATGGCCTCGGGACGGAACACCGTGCCAAACTTGTAGGTCGTGGCGTCGGTGTTGGCCTCGTTGTCGTCACCCATCCACTGGATCGCGGCGTTGTCAGCCGGAGCCGCGCTCACCGTCTGGAACGCTCCAGAGGTGATGATCGGCGGGGTGATGGTCAGCGCCAGGTTCTGGTTGTCGCCCGTGCCGGTCGCCACCGAAGTGCCGCCGGTGATGACCGTGAACTGCTGCAGGAAGTCCTGCGTGGCCTTGGTCATCGGGTTGACGGCGAACACCCCGTCAATGGTGAACACCTCGCCGGCGGCCACGGTCTGAGCGTTGCCGACGTTGTCGATGTTCAGCGTCTGCTGCCAATCGCCGTCCTTCACCGAAGCATAGGTGACGTTTTGGCTGGCGCCATCGACCAGGGCGTTGCCCGAGCGCGTGCCGGTCGTGACCGTCGAAGCGTTCTGGGTGGCGTACCAGTCGATGTTGCCGAGGATCGGCAGCTTGGCGCGGGTGAGCGCGTCGGAGGCGATCTTCTCGGTCTGGAGGCCGGACAGATTGCCGAGCATGGCCCAGGCATCCGAGGGATGCAGGAAGCCGACGCGGCCATCGGTCTCGACGCCCTGCTCATCAAGCCGCTGCGGAGCCTTGGACAGGTCCGAGAAGCTGTTGATGAGCTGACCCGGCGTTCCGACCCAGGAGTAGAACTGGCGGGTCACCGCGTGAATGTCGGTGTCCACCTGGTTCGCCAACTGAGCCGCAGCCGAGGTCATGACCTTCGACTTCAGCAGGCTGTCAACGGTCAGGGTCTCTTCCATCGAGGTGAACTCGACGTCGATACCCTTCTGCTTGTCGATGGTCAGGGCGATTTCGCCTTCGACCACGTCTTGCACCTGGGCGACCGCGCCGTCACGCACCGTGAACTGCGGCGGGCGCTTGACGTAGACCGTGGTGCCGTTCTTCTGACCAGTGTTGCTGATCGGCTTGACGACAATGTCCTTGAACTCGCTCGTCACCACCTTGGCGGCCACGAGGTTGTTCTTCATGAGCTTGAGGAAGGTGTTAGCGTACACCTTCGGAGACAGGAGTGCGTTAGGCATTTGGGTTCCGTCCTCTTGGGACTAGAGCCGCCTCAGCCGTAGGTTTGCTCGAAGGCCGAGAAGTCGTCCGTGTCCGGCGCGACCTTGAATCGGCCTCCGGTCCCTCGCGCTTGCGGGGGAGGTTCCGGGGCATCGGTGGCGGTTTTTGGGGCTGGTCGTGGCGCTGCGGGCGCCGACAACCGGGCTGCGAGTTTTCCGATCTCAACGGCTTGGGCGTAGGGGTTGAGTGCCGCGATGCGGCGCGCCTCTGCCGGGTGTTTCGCCAGGTGATACGCCAGGGCCGGCGCTTCATCGGCTGCACGAGCGGCGTGCTGCATGACTTCCGTCATCACAGACGCGGCGCGCTCGTAGTTCTGACCCACCACGTCGTAGAAGTCCGGCGTTTGACCGGCGAAGGTCTCGGCCCGCTCGTTGAACCGCCGACGCTCGGCCTGTTCGGCTTCACGTTGGGCGCGCTCGTTGAACTGGCGCGTGACTTCCTGCCGGGCTTCCCAAGCGGCCTGCGCCCGAATGAAGCGCACGTCGTTTTCCCCATGCTCGTAAGCGTAGGGGCTGGGTTCCGGGTCTTCATCGACCTGGGGCTCGGGGTCGCGTTGGCGCTCTTGCGGCTGGGTGGCCTTGGCCCTCCAGAACTCCGCCTCGCGTTCGGCTTCCCGCTTCTGCCGGGTCATTTCATCGATGCGGTCTTGAAACGTCTTCTTCGGCTTGGGCTTTTCGCCAGAGCCGTCGTCGGCGGTTTCGGCGGGGGCATCGTCCCCGAGATGTTCGTCACCCTGAGCGGGGGCTTGTTCCGTAACCTGATCGGCAACGGACACGTCTTCGGTCACGCCTTCCGGCGTGTTGGGGGCTTCTGACATTGGCGCTTTCGCGGAAGTCCCGAGGCGCGTGATCCAGGGGCGGGACGAACCCCCCGGCGCGAAACCTTAGCCGGCCGCTTCAGGCGTCGGCGGGTTGATCTTGTTCTGTAGGTCCGCTTCGGAGTGCATCACTTCCAGCGGCTTGCGTTCCAGGTCCATGATGTCGCCTTGCAGCGCCACCTGTGAGCGTTGGGCTTCAACCTCGGCTTTCACCGCGTCGGCCTGCGCCTTGCGTAGCTGCGCCATCTTCAGCGCCTCATCGAGCGGCGTGACGGCGGGGCCTGACTCCTGACCCACCGCTTCGGCTTCGCGCATCGCCTTGATCGCCTCGGCCTGGGTCTTCTGAACCTGGGCTTCCTTCTCCGCGAGCGCCAGTTGCCCGGCCTGCATCTGCATGGCCTGCTGCTGCTGTTGCTCGGCCTGGGCCGCTTGCATCGCCTGCTGACGCTGCTGCATCTCTTCGGGCGATAGGTCTTCGTCCTTCTCCTCGGCCATGCCGGGCGGAAGCGCCTTCTTGAGCCGCTCCGCGATCAGGTCAGCGCCGGGCCAATCCATGTTGCGCGCGATCAGGTCGCCGGCCATCTGAGCGGCGCCCGGAACCGCTTGCATGAATTGCATCATGCTCTCGGCGGCTTCGACGCGCTTCGTGCTGTAAGATGCTCCGGTTTCCACCACCACGTCATAGCGGCCACGGTTGATGTCGATGCTCTCCGGGTTCATCGGGTCGTTAATGCGCTTGACCTTGACCGCCTCGTCTTCGCCGATCACGCGGATCGTGCGCGCGGTGTCGTAGGCAATCGGAATCAGCGCATTGATGACCCGCCCGGCCTCGGCAATCGCGGCTTGGAGGTTGTCGTGGTAGATATAGCTTGCCACGTCGCCTTCACGCTGGCGGGCGATGATGGCTTTGCCGCTGGTCTCGTTGGACGTCATGCCGAGCGAGGCGTCGTGCAGCCCGGTCGTGTCCTTGATGTCCTGGGTGAGTATCTGGCTCTCTTGCAGCACCGCGCTGTTCAGGGTCGGCGGGCCGACGAACTGCGGCGGAACCTGACCCGAGTAGACCAGCAACGTGTCGTCGTTCTGATACGCCGTGCGGAAGGCTTCCTGATCGCCCTCGGTGTTCTCGTGCAGAATCCACTTGCCGTTGCCCGCAAGCGCCAGCATCTCAGCCGACTTGGACCGCCAGTAGTTCCGCAGCCGGTAGCTATCGCGGGCGAACCGCACCAGCCCGAACCGCACCCGCTTGGCGCGGACGTTGACCTCCCAACCGCGCGCCCGAAAGATAGGCAGGCGCGGAATGGGCAACTCATGCGGGCCGGACAGGATCGCGTGACCCGTCATCAGATACATGCAGGCGTACTTCCGAACGCCCTTGCGGATCATCGGCTCGCCGTCATCGTCCAGCGCGAAAGGCGCGGGCAACGGGCGCAGCTTCTGGCCCTTCGACGTCCGCACGATCATGGCGGGCATCATCGGGTCGGTCATATCCACTTCGACCGTCGATCCGGTCTCAAGGCGCGCGTATGTCGTCGGCTCCGACTTCATCCGCCAAAACTCGACAACGCGGACCTCGTCGCGCTTGTACCAGCCGTTGGCGTCGGCCTTGGGAACCTCTAGTTCCGAAGGCAGCTCCTGCTTCCACTGCTTTTCAAACGCCTTGCGGGGCATCGCCTCTTCAACAAAGCACCACTCCGCATCACGCCCGGTCCGTTCACCCGCGAACGGGTCCCAGACCACCGCGAAGGCGTCGGGGATGTTCTTGATCTCGATGTCGCGCTCAAAGCCGGTGTCGTCGGCGTACTTCAGCCCCACGCGGAAGTTGCCGATCCCGCAGCCGACTTGGTTCTCACCCGCCGCGATGTAGACACCCTGCGCGTCGTTGTCCCGCTCGATGGCGCGGATCAGCCCCTCGCGGACCTCGGCCAAGTCCTTGTCGGCGTCTTCGGCCGGGCGCACGCGGATCGACGGGCGGTTGATCCGCATGTCGCCCACCACCTGGGCAATCTTCTGCGGTAGGTCGTTGATCGTCAGGCGAGGCTTGCCGGCGCGAGTCTTGACCGCATCGTCATCCCACTGGTCACCGGCCAGGAACTTCAGGTCTTCGTCGGCCTGGTCGCGGTTCTCGCGGTCGTAATCGACGCCGTTCTGGAATAGCTCGCGGACCTCCTGGCAGAACTCGCCCTCGTCCTTGTAGCCCGGCGGCACTTTGGCTTTGCGGGCAGGCTTTTCGGCGTCGTAAGCCATACTACCTCCCCATCCATGCGTTGCCGCCCGCGTGAACGGGCTTGCGTGCCGCTTCCCGCTTCACGCGGGGTTCGTCGTAGGCCACCGCCAGAAGCCCGAAGGCATCCGCGCCGTGTGACGCCCAATCGTGCTCAGGCCCGAGGCCAATCTCGCGCTTGTCGTCGCGGCGTTCGTGGTACGCGCCCAACACCTCAAGGCCGTCCGCCGTCGTCGCTTCGTTGAACCACATGCGGGGAAACAACCGCCGCCCCGCATCAATCCGAAGCATGGCCGCCGATGGTCCCTGGTTGCGGATCACCTCGACGTCGAAGCCCGCTTCCCGCGCCTGGTCCTCGTAGCTCTTGCCGTTGTGGTTCTCAGGGCCGACCCGCGAACCGTCGTGCGGGAGATAGACCATGCAGCCGCGATAGCCGCGCTGGCGTAGCTCCTCGAAGTAGTAGCTAGGCGGTTGGCCCGAGCCCTCGATGTAGTCCAGCAGGGTGATCTTCTGGCCCACCCATTGCGCCACCCAGATCGCCGTATGGTCGCGCCGGCCAAGGTCCCAGAAGGTTCGTATCGCCATGTTCGGATCGCGGGCCACGAAGCCGATGCGGTTTTCCTTCCGCGCCTCGGTCAGGCTTGCCGCGTAGTAAGCGCCTTCGGTCACCTTGGCGTAACCACCCTCCCAAATGTGGTCGTATTGGTCTGGTCGTGCGGCTTGATCGTCCAACCGCTCGCGCTCCAGTTCGACCGGAAACCACGGATTGTCTGACCAGTTGGCCCTGACCACTTGGGCGCCGGTCGGCAGATGTTCGCCCCTCAGAAGCGTATCAACCGGGTCGGTCTTGCGGTTCGGGTTCCACGAGAACCAAAGCTCCGAAGCCTTGGCGCGGATCGTCGGCCGGAGAAGCGTCAGGCTGCGAGCGCTCAGGCTTTGGGCTTCCTCGACCCAGGCCCGCTGGAAACCCTCCAGCGACTTGATGCTTTCCGCCGTGTGATCCTGCATCCCGACGAACGTGATAAGCCCACCGCCGGGCGTTTCGATCCGGTCATTCAGAACCCGGAAGCCGTCCGCCTCGCCCAAGCCGTAGTCCGATAGCTTCTGTTCGATCAGGCGCTTCGAGCTTTGCGCCAGAGACTTCTGCACCTCACGAACACACACGCTGAGAGCGCCGCGTTGCGCCAGGTGCTCCTCGACCATGAGGCCCGCGAAGAAGTGCGACTTCCCCGATCCGCGACCACCCCAAGCGCCCTTGTAGCGAGCGGGCTGGAGTAGCGGGACGAAGATGCGCGCCGTGGGGATATCAAGACTTCGGGTCGACAACGGTTCGCGTCAGCTTCTCGATTGCGAGGGCGCCAGAATGTTCGGTCTCAGTCTTGTCCTTCCACGCGTCGGGCTGGCGGTTCTTGAGGCCGAAGATAATTCCGGTCGCGTTGCCCTCGTTGCGTTCGGCCAGGGCCTTGAGCCGATCCTCCCAAACGCGAGCGCCTTTAGCCCGTCCGATCTTTATGGATGCGGAAAAATCTGGATGAACCTTCTTCCACTCGGTCACGGTGTCGATGCAGACGCCAAGCTCACCAGCGAGAACCGCTTCGCTGTAGCCTTCCGACAAGACCTGTTCGGCGGTCTCGCAAAAGGCTGGATCGTATTTGCTTGGACGACCTCGCGTCGGGGCTTGGTCAGTCATGTGAGACCCTAGTTAACCGTCGCCCCTTGGCGCTCGCGTGCGGAAGCTATCTCAGCCAGAGCGCGCATGTTGGCGGCGTAGACTTCCGATGCAATGCGGGCGTGTTCGATGCAGAACGCCTCAGCGTCGTCTAGCTCGGCTTCGGTGAGTGTGCTTATGGGCTTGCCGGCGTAGGTCATGGGAACCCCCTGACCGATGGCTGCGCGCAAAGCGCCGCTTTAGTTTTCTGTTGGGTTGTTCGCGTGCAAAGTCAAGCGGTGTTGTCAAGCATCACGCCGCACGCCTCACACCCGCCCGCATCAATTCGAGCGCGGCGATCAGGTTTGTCTGCACGACGAGGGCGCCCTTGTCCGTCAGTCCGTACTGCCTCGGGGTGAGGCCAACGCCCGCAATCGCCGCTAGAGCGCCGTACAGGGCCGGTACGGCTTCGATGTAGCCCGACATAGCCCGGAGCCTGCGTTGCGCCGCCACGCGGGCCTGTGCGGCGACCAGGGCCGATCCTGTAGGGTCTCCGCCTCCGCCGATGCTGTCGTTGATGCAGGAGCGAAGCGGCGGGTCTCCGTAGGCTTGGCGGTAGAGGTCTCCCCATGTCTCTCCGATCTGGGCAAGCTCGGTTGTGAGCACCTTGCGGCTGACGAGGTAGGCCAGGCCGTTCAGGCGACGCACGGGCTTCTGTCGCTCCCCTGGTCGTTGCTTCGGACGCTCAAACGCTTCCCCCCTGCCCTCGGCAAGCGCGACGGTTTCGTCAACGCCAGTGGCAACCTCCAGAGCCTCGGACTTGGCGCGCTCGCGTTCGGCTTGGCGGACAAGGTTGGCGCGGGTGCGGGCGTGGTGGGCCTTTGCGACCGAAGCGAAGGCGCGGCTCTTGGCGGTTCGGGCCATCACTCACCCCTCGCTTGCGGGTTGTTTGGCGTAGTCGAGGAGGTGGTCACGCATACTGTCGGTAAGCTCGACGACGAGCGCCGGGGGGTCAGCGCCTTTCGCGCCCGGGAACACCCCCTCGATCTCCGCTCTCAATGCGGCGAACGCGGCTTTCAGCCGGGTGTCTGCGTTGCGGTAGGTCATGCGGCTTGCTCCGTTGTCAAAATGGAATCTCGTCGCCGTCCTTCACCCAGGCGCGGCTGAACGAACCTTGAAACTTGGAACCGGGAAACACGCGCTTTGCCTCCACCAGCGTCGGGGGCAGGGCGTCAATGATATTCCCGATCTCGCGGGCCGTATAGACCGAAACGAACCGACCGGACGCCTCAACGTCCGCGACCTCGGCGTCAGTTCGGACCAGCGCGGCGACGGTCCCGTTCTGCAACGGTATCTCCCACACCCACGGCTTGACGGGTCTGTGGCCGGCGTCGGTGGCGGCCTGCGATAGAGCGGCCCACGCCCGCTTCATGGCGCCCGCCTGCTTCTCGACCTCGTCCAGCATGGCGCGCGTCAACGTGTCCGCCGCCCACGCGGCCTGATAGGCTTCCGACCACTTGGCCTTCTGTCGATAGAGCTTAGCGCGCAAATCATCAGAAACCAGCATGGGGAGGCGTTCAAACCCCCATTCCGTCTCCGCTTCGGATCGGGCGTTTTCGACGCCTTCGAAAATGGCCTGAAGGGTTCCGGCGTCGGATGGTGATGGCATGGTTATGGTTCTCCGCTGACTTAGGTGGCGATGCCGCGTAGCGGCGGCAGCGCCACAAAACCCTTAAAACGCGCGCGCGCGTACGCGCGACCCCTAAGCGTTTGTCTTTGTTCGTTAATTTGTGGGCGTACGCCCACATTGTGGCGGTGTGGCGTACGCCCACATTTTTCGTAAGCATTTCA